TCGTACACAAGTGGAGTCATGATCAATGGAATGTATGGAGAGAATACAGCACCTGTTTCAAGGAACTGGCTTCCTCTATAACCCATAAGAATAACACCTTCAGTCATATAAGGATTCTTATAAACTGTAAAGCGGTTATTCAACTGACCTGCTTTCTGGATACCGAAAGCGTAAGACATCTTAGTAGCTTCACCATCTGAAGTTGAAGCAAATCCAGGGATTGATTCAAGGATTGTTGCAACTGAAGGGGAAACAACCATGAAGTTAGCACCTCCACGAAGAGTCTTCTGGTGGATCTTGTTGCTTACTTTCTGGAACTTAGTACCAAGAGTTTGGAACCACTGACCCTGTGTGTTGTAGAAATTCAGGTTATCATATCCAGTTCTAGCAGCATTTAATTGCTGGTTATTCTGAACATTCCAATATTCATCCCAAGCTGATGCATCCTGGATCAACATATCAAGTACTTCAAGATCAATTTCAAGTGAAATATAATCTGACATAATTGAAGTTAATTCAGCTTCAGCATCAAGTGCTTGGTAAGCGTTAAGATCCTGAGCGAATTCAGGTGTCCACTGTGCTTTTAACTTACGAGTCTTAGCAACAATAGCTTCTGATTTCAACTGAACGTTGATTTGTGGGATTGCTAATTGGTCAGCAGCTGTAGATTCTGCATTTGCGTATCCACCACCAGAAACATCTTCGAAATCACCACGAGCGTTATCAGTAGGCTGCATGTTGTAGAATACAGAAGACGTAGTAGCATTTGTTGGGAGGTTAGCACTTGCTACAGATCCGGAATAGATGAAAGTAACAGTAGTACCAGCAGCATTAGCAAAAGTATACTGTGGAAGGATACGAGCGTTAGTTCCAGCAGTTAATGCAGAACCAGAAGCTAATACAAATGCACGAACACCCTTAAGGTCAGGACGAGTTAAAGAGTTAGTATTAATTGTAACAGCTGTATATCCACCAGCAGCAACAGAAGCTGAAAGTTCAGCATCATATTGAACTTGAGACCAAGAAGCAGTTGCAACTGTAGTACCTACTGAAGCTGAGAATTGGTTGATTGAATAAGCAAATCGACCAGCACCGTAAAGACCACCATTAGCATCTGTAGAAGTACCTGGGTTAGTATCACCATACATTGAAGCTGGGCTAGAATAAACATTTCCAGCAGGTCCAAAATTAGAGAATGGAGCGTTTTTACCCTGATCATACTGGAAGTCAAGGAAGAATACAAGTCCAGAAGGAAGATTCATAGGCTGTACAGAAACGAATTCTTTAGAAGAAAGGTTTCCGAATACCTTACGTACCAATGGAAGAGCAACTCCAGCCCACTGTGCACCAGTTCCTACTGTAAATGTACCTGTACCTGCTCCACCAGTAGTGTTAGCAGAAGATTCAACAACAAGCTGCTTAGCTTGGTTTTCGAGGATCATTGACATATTGTTTTTTTCAACCTCAGATCCGAGGCCTTCTAACAATCCTGTCTTTCCCCACTTTGCAGACAAACGAGCTGCATCACTCTGCATGCTTTTCCATCCAGAAGCAGAGCTTTCTAAAAGTGAATTAATGTTTGACATTGTTTTTGTTTTTTGGTTTTTAGTTTAAAATTAAATAATTCCCGCCAATTTTTGGAATCTAGAGACCATGTCGTTTGATTCTACAATTGGTTGTTTTGTGTTGGTAGTACCTACAGTTTTAGAAGCCATACCTAAAGATTCTTTGATTGGGCTTTTAGTTTCTTTAAGTCCCTCGCTTAAAGTTTCAAACACCAATTTAGTTTCTTTAACAGTTGTAGCTTTATCAAACGCGTTAAGTACTTTAACCTTTTGACTTTCTGTCAAGTTTTTAGCTTTGAAGATTTTGTTTGTGTAAAGCAATTTAGCATTTAACAAATTCACTTCATTTAAATCTTTACGAAGAGTTTCGATTGTAGAATAAGCTTCAGCCAATTCAGATTCAAGTTCAGTAATAGAAACTGTTCCTTTTTCAGCACCGCCAAGAGCACTCATTCCTAAAGCTGTTCTTAAAACTGAAATGTCACTTCTAAGAGCTGAGCTGTCCATTTTGCGAACATTTTCGTTGTAGAATTTAGCTACTAATTTCTTACCAGCATCTTCATCTTTGGAACTTGCGATTTTTTCAATCTCAGCACTGTTGTTCTTGATAAAGGTTTTAACAAAAGAAGTACCACCTGATCCTTTTTTTCCGAGCCCAAAAATTTCTTCTAGCTCTTCTTCAAGTGATGACTCATCCATTGTTTCATCCTCTTCATACATTGCTTCTTCTTCCATTTCTTCGATTTCAGCTAATAGTTCATCTAAATTTACTTCTTCTTCGTCTTCAACTTCACCACCCATATCTTCCATCTCTTCCTTTTCACCTTCTTCACCGGCTTCAAGTTCACCAGATGCAATCATATCAGCGATTACGTCTTCGATCATTTTTTTAAGGTCTTCATCCGTCATGTCTTCTAGATCTAACGGTTCACCTTCTTCTTCAGATTCTTCTTCCTCTTCTTCAGATTCTTCTTCCTCTTCTTCATTCAATTCTCCAAGGAGTTCATTTAAGTCCAAATCTTCATCCATTTCTTCTTTGTCTTCTTCATAAAGAGAAGATTCATCTTCAATGTTGCCGTGACCTTTTACATTAATCATAGGTCCGAATCCAGCTTCATCTAGATCTTCCTCTTCTTCCATTTCTTGAAGTTTTGCGGAGAGCATAGATTTCAATTGTGGCGTAAACGATTCCTCTAGAGCTGCTTTTGCATTTGCAATAGCCATTTCTTTTACGGCTTTAGCATCTGCGATTGCTTCTTTAAGCAAATCTCTGTTTGTTGCCATTTTTCCTAAATTGTTTTTTGTTGGGAAAGTACGTTTATTTAAAAAACGTAATAAGAATTTATTTAACTAGATGCTGTATAAGGGG